GATCAAACAACCTAGGTTTCTTCCAAGGTAGGGTGAACGGGAACATCAGTCGAGAAGGAGGTATCTGTGATAAATCACTTCCTTTGCTTCTCAGTCGACTATTTACCGGAATCCCTACTCTGAAACTTGGTTTCCACCTAGTTTGGCGAGTCCGACGACATGAATAGATTTCTCCAGAATCGAGATATGATGAACTCGACAGAAGAGAGATTGTTCAAGTCTAGAAGTGTCCAAACGGGCTTGAAGAATTCTAACGGGGGAAGAAGGGCTTCATCGCATGATAGTCCTCTTCTCCATTTAGGATTCTTCGAAAGACCACTTCGGAAAGATTTAAACTCACCCCAAGGAAATCGGGGGTCTTTTAGATCCATCAGAAGTGATTCTTCTTGAGCCTTAGAGAAAAGTCGGTAGTCGGTTACCAGTCGATCTGTTTTTCGAGAGACGAAGAGAAGAGGTTTTAATTTCTTCTCTAGGATCTTTGGAAAGCAGATCAGCTGGAGACCATCTTCCATTGGAAGCGGCTTATTTGGAATACTCCGTCTGAGACGACTGACCCAAAACAAGTAGATCTGACGATCCACCCGTGTCAGAGGTCGAGTCGACTCAGCACCGAGTCCTCCAAATGAGTCGGAGATGTCAATTGACTGAGGAGTTCGCTCTAGAACAGATTTACCGAAATGGACGATCTGTGGAAGAGTGAAACCCTCCTTCAATGCATCTCGAACCAAGAGCTGGTCTTTCCGTACTAGTAACTTAGACTTCCCCGAAGATCGATAGATAAATGAATTATCTTTCTTTCGACGGAAGAGAATCTGAGAGTTAATGGTACCGAAGGACCTGTCTTGAAAGTTCTTTCCAATTGAAGGGACGAGGCCCATGGAAGAGGCGATACGTTTCCAAGAACGAATATGACGATCTGAATCAATGAAAAGGATATCATCTCCATTGATACAGGCCGACAATTCGCTCAAGTCTTGATGTCTCAAGTGACAGAGAGTCGTTGCATTCGCGATACAAAGTACCGGGAAAGACAACAGACTGCCCATCAACTGTCCTCTTTGCTGCAAGACACTGGGGAGATTAGTCCATTTAGGATAATCGATCCAATGCTTTCCACCAAAGAAATCAATATACTTGAGAAGGTGAGGATGGTTAAAGAATTCCTTCTTCAACTCTCCCAACACTGTTTCCATCACATCCATATTTAAATTATCTGTTGCACTTTGATAGTCACCAGATAAAATAAATCCGGATTGACCGCTGAGGTTAAGGTTAACAAAGTCTTCAAGAGAACCTTTCCAACCAGGAAAGAAGCACTTGAACTTTGTAAGACCCTTAAACATAGCAGTCTG